GCGCAAATATGATTGATAAAGTGCCTGATACTTTTGAGCGTATTGGGTATGATTTGAATGATCATGTGATTCATGCTTTAACTGGCATCCGTGACGATGTTGATACACTACCCGATGAAATTAGCGAAATGTATTACAATTCGGTAAAAGGACATATGCCTAATAAATTAACAAGCCTTATTCGCTTCGGGGCTTCCTTTGGCGGAAAGTTTGAAAATGGATATGCGAGAGGAAAGGCCGCAGATGGGTCGCCAAGAAATTATTGGGCTGAAACAAAACGCAACGCCCTAAAGCAATCACCAAAAATACAAAACGTGCAATTCGTCTGTGATTCATACGAAAACCTATTATTTGAAAATTGCTTGATTTACTGCGATCCGCCATATCAAGGCACATCAGGCTACAAAACAGGCAATTTTGATCATGATAAATTCTTTGACTGGTGTAGAGAGCAAGCAAAGAGTAACATTGTATTTGTGTCCGAGTACAATGCTCCGGATGACTTTGAATGTGTGTGGCAAGGTGAAATTAAGACAAATTTTGCATCACAACGGAAATCAGCAACGCATAATGCGATTGAGAAACTTTTTAGGGTGTGTAAATAATGGCCGACTTAAACAACATTCAAGATGAAATCATCGCGGAAATGGCAGGTGATTTAATTGATGTTTCCTTTCCATTCACCGCCACGCGAACCATTAACGGAGCGTATGACCCTGATGCCCCGCAATCGAATACCACGCTTTCTTATGAAGGCACAGGCATTTTTGGTCTTTCGTTTACGCAACGTGATTTAGATATTTTTCAGGTTGAATCAAACGACATGAAAGCCATTATCTTTCAGCGTAGTTCTACACAGACACCACAGATTGACGACACAATCACATGGCGCGGCACACCTTACAAAGTTGTGAACATTTCCGTGATTCCTGCCGATAATGGCGTTGTTTGTCAATTGAGGGCTTATCAATAATGGCTAAAGAAATCACAATAGAGTGGTGCGTGTCGCCATTTGAACATGCGAAATATACGCTATTTACATCACGCAAGAAGATGCGCAAGGCGGGATTTGAGCCAATTAATAGCGATGCGCCTGCTTCCACGCATTTTTATGATGACGAGAAAATCGTTGTGCTGTTAGATAAAAAAGCCAATGTAACCGATTCTGAAAAAGTCGCGTTATTGGTGCATGAATCGGTGCATGTATGGCAAGAAATCAGAAAGCGTATGGGTGAAAAAGAACCATCAATTGAGTTTGAAGCGTATTCTGTGCAGTCTATATTTTTGGGCTTGCTTAGTCTTTATCAGGAGGGCAGGCAATAATGTGGCAATTTCTACTAGGATTTATGATTGCATGGTTCTTGTGTAGCGGTTATACGCACTACATGGTGGCTTCTGAGTGTGAGCGCTTGGGTGGCTTCTTTGTTGGCAGCAAAACTTACAAGTGCATTCTTATTGAGGATGAGTCTAATGTGGAAAAACCCGCCGATTAACTTCGGCTTTCAAGTGCTAGAAGATGCAGACGACTTTTCAAAGAAAGTTGCAGGGGAGATTCTCCAGAAGGTCGTCGTACAGACGCCAGTCGATACCGGACAGGCTAGGGGTAACTGGCGTGTGAATGTCGGAAGCGTAGACACAAGCACAACAGAAACCACAGACAGAAGCGGACAAGGCGCAATCAGCAAAGGAATCGCAACAATTCAGGCGGGCGGTGGATTGGGTAAGATTGTTTATATATCTAACTCATTGAGATATATAGAAAGATTAAATAATGGATGGAGTATGCAAGCCCCTGCTAACTTTGTGCAGTTGTCTTTCCAGTCGGTTGTGAATAAATACAAATAGTATTATAATGACAATGTGCCTAGATTAGCTATCGAACATCGGGAAAGCCTACCGATTGGCACGCCATATTTTTAGGCTATAACTGAGGTTGGTTATTATGAAAGTTGTAAGTCGTGGAATATTGCCAGAAAACATGAACTACACAGCAACATGCAGAAAGTGTATTTCAGTTTTAGAGTTTAAAAAGAGTGATGCTCGTATTGTTAATGATAGAAATGATATGTGCTATGTTTTGAAATGCCCTGTCTGTAGTAGCGAGATTTGGATTTCATCAACTGCATTGCGACCTGTAGTTCAAAGCACTGATTTTAGAGACCAGCCATACGAACCAAAATAAAAGAATTTATATTTTTAATGTTATATTAGCCCTCAAAACGAGGGCTTTTTTATGCTTAAATCTACAGATGCAAGACTCATTATAAACAATCGGATTAAATCGTTCACAGGTATCGAGCAAGACCGCATCCAGTGGACGAATCAGCCGAACTTTCAAATACCGACTACAGGCGAGTGGTGTAGAGTGACGGTGCAGTATTCACCGTCACAAAGCGCAGGATTTTTCAAGTCGACCCTGGAGCGCGATTACGGCATACTATCAATCCAATGCTTTGCCCGAAAAGGTACAGGCGACCTAGAGTTAATCAAACTCACCCAAGCATGGCGCGACCACTTCCATCATTACCGCAATGGTGATTTTGAAGTCACAATGACAAATGCACCAACCGAAGCAATGGATGATGTGCAAGGTGATTTTGTTATGAGCCTAGTTAGGATTGAGTTTCGTGTTAATTAATCAGTAAATCTGATATTTACAATTAATTGCATTTATTAGCCTAATAATAGAAAATAGGACTGATATATATCAATTCCACGTGGAGAAATAACGATGAGCGCAGGCAGCCGTCAAATAGTACAGATTAGTAAGGAAGCGGTAAGAGGTGTAACCCCTGATCCGTTTGACAGAATTTCCTTAGCATTTACAGAAATTTCACTTGATGCCACAGCAAACCGTGAAGATTCAGCAACCATTCTAAACAGCCGACTAGCGCAGTCTGGTGCATTAACGACCATCGACTACGAGGGCGACATTACAGCCGAGTTTCGATACGGCATTTATGATGACCTGATTGCAGGCGCGGCATACAATACCTGGACTGCCGATAGCCCTGCCGTTGGCACGGATACTTTAGTTTTCGGTGGCAACCTTGCGCAGTCATTCAGCGTATTGCGTGGCTATGCCGACATTAACAACTATCACGTTTTTCGTGGTATGCACGTTAACACGTTCAACTTAACCATTGGTGTTGAATCAATCGCTACTGCGACTTTCGGCATGATTGGCATGGGTCGTGAAGCTGCTTCAATTGCGCCAAGTGGCACAGTCACCGAGCCAACATTAACGCCAGTGATTAGCGGTATCTCAGTTGATGACATCACGATTGATGGCGTGACACAGGTTGGCGTTGCATGTATTACTGATTTCGAGTTTAACTGGGATAACACCGCAGAAGTGCAGCGTTGTCTAGGTGGTGAAGGCTCAGTAGGTGCAGTCATTGCTACGCTCGCAGACGGTACAGGCTCGTTTACGATGGCATGGTCGGCCAATGGTGCTGTGAACTATGAAAAGCAGTTTACAGGCGAAACCATTGCGATTTCGGTATCTATGAAAGACAGTCTAGGCAATGCGTATGTATTAACGCTGCCTAAAGTAGAGATTACCGCATCCCTGCCAAGTGGCGGCAATGCTGACATTCTACAGGCTGATTTTGAATATCGAGTAATCGAGCAAGCGCCTACGTTGACACGCACAGCAGCGTAAATATTTAGAAAAATAGAAGCCCCAAATCGGGGCTTTTGTTATTTATCGAAAACAACGCTATTACCAATAAAATCCATCATATCGTTATGCTCTTTTGTTCTAGCAGCATCCGCAAGGTATTTAAATGGCAGGAAGTAGTAGCATTCAGATTTATAGTTATCCTTTTTCATATGCCCTAGAATCCCATCTTTCACAGCTTTGTTTAGCGACTTTCTAACATTCATCGGGATTTTACTCTTTATCAATCTAAATCTTTCAGCTTTAACCATTTCAACGTTTGCCTCATCAATAGTAAGTAATCCTTGTTGCAGCTTGTCTTTTATTCTTTCTAGGTCGTTTTGATTAATATTCATATCAATAACCCTCATACTTAATATCAACATTGCAATCGGTGACGATGCTTTTAGGTGGCAAACCAAATGCCTGTACTTGTTCAATTGAGATAGAAATGTTATTAACAGCCAAGCCGTTTTTATTCTGCCATTCAGCCAAAACTTTAGAAGTTGCCTGCATTAGTTCTACCTCTAATTGTTCTTTTTCTTGCTGAATTTCAGCTAGTGTTTGTGCGTATTGCATTGCATTCTCCTATGGATTAAAAAGGCTTTTTCATAAAATCACTGTATTGCTCGATTTTGTCCTTAAATTTTT